GGAGAAATAGATGACAATTAATTTTGAACAAGACCAACAAGATGCAATGAAGAAAACTGAAAACATTCAGTCTCTTGCAGATCAAGTTGAAAGACTCGAAGCATGTGATAAAAGCATCGAGGAGATAGAAGCAAAGCTTAAGAATTTAAAGAAAAGTAGAGATGTAATATCTGGAGATATTATACCTACAATGATGAGTGAGATGGGTCTTGCAGAACTAAAACTGCACGATGGATCACACTTAAAAGTTTCAACGTCGTATCGAGCTACCATAACGGAAGCAAATAAAGAAGCGGCGTTTAACTGGCTTCGTGAAAATGGCCTAGGCGATATAATCAAAAATGAGATATCCGTATCGTTTGGTCGTAACGAGGATAACAAGGCGGCTGATTATGCCGAACTTGCGAAGGGTCAAGGGTTCCAACCGACACAAAAGATGAAGGTTGAACCCATGACTCTGAAAGCGCTAGTCCGTGAGCGTATAGAGGCAGGAAAAGAAATGCCAACGGAAATCTTCGGGGTGTTCTCGGAGAATAAAACTACAATAAAAAGGAACAAGTAACATGAACCAAGTAGCAGAAAAAAAAGAAGGTGCACTGCAAACAAATTTATTTGAAGCAGATGCAAACCAAGGTGCTCAAAATATATCGCAAGAAGATCTTGCGTTGCCTTTCTTAAAAATTTTGGGCCAACTATCTCCAGAGGTAAACAAAAGAGATGGTAAATATGTCGAAGGCGCAGAGCCCGGCAAAATAATCAACACAGTTACAAACGAATTGTTTGATAGTGTTCAAGTAATACCTTGTCATTATAAAAGACAGTACGTTGAGTGGCAGGACAGAGGTACCAGTAGTGGTGCACCTGTTGCAATTCACGAGGCAGACAGTGATATAGTTAGTCAAACCACTAGGGGTAAAGACTACAAGGACAGATTACCAAACGGTAACTATCTTGAAAACACTGCCAATCACTTTGTACTAGTCGTTGGTAAAAACCCGCAAACTGCATTGATCTCTATGAAATCTACTCAGTTAAAAGTGAGTAGAAAATGGAACTCAATGATGATGGGTTTGAAAATGCAAGGTAAAAACGGATTGTTTACTCCGCCTACATACAGCCACATTTATAATCTATCCACTGTTCAAATGTCTAACGACAAAGGAACATGGTTTGGTTGGGATGTGAGTAAAGTTGGTCCTGTCGAAAGCAAAGATGTTTACGATATGGCTAAAAACTTTGCTACAAGTGTAGGTAAAGGTGAGATTCAGGCCAAACCTGAAACTAGAGAAGCTAAAAAAGAATTTAGTTTATAAGTTTCCCGCGGGGACGGGCAGGAAAGCGAGAGTGGAACTGCCCGTTGCGCAAAAGGTATTGCATGAACAAAGAACCAACAACATATGAACATTGGCTAGAATTAGGTAAGACAATTATACCCTGTTATAAAGGTATACCTAAAGTAAAAAAGTATACCGACGAAGATTTTAAAATAGAGAAAGATATATGGAGCAGGGATCACGGAACAGCAGAGATAGCACTAAGATTAGACCACGACATAGATTTAGATATTGATAACGAATTAGTAAAAACTTTTATAAATTTTTATGTTGGTGACTGTGGTGCCATCTTTGGCAGGGATGGTAATCAACAAAGTCATTACCTTTGGTCAAATAAAAATGAAACTCCATTTAAACAATTTAGTTTACCAGACGAGTTTGAAAGAGATTACAAAGATTTTCCACACGGTGCAATGTTGTGTGAATTAAGAACTGAAAGAAAAAGATATACTATAGTACCAGGATCTTTACACAGTAAATCAAAAACAAATGTTAAGTGGGAGAAGTATGAAAGTATAAGAGAGTATCAAGGTAATTTACTTTTAGATGTAGGTAAGGTTGCTTTATCAACTGCCCTAACAATCATATACCCTGCTGCAGGTAAACGAGACGAATACTGCACAGCGATTGCAGGTATACTAATTAAAAATTCAGATTGGACAGAAGAACAAATAAATGTATTTGTTTCTAGAATTGCAGAAGCTGCAAATGATGACGTTAAAGAAAGATCAAAAAAAGGAAGCACCACTGCTAAAACAGATAGAAAGTTCGGTGTTAATAAAATTGCAGAGTTAACAGGGTATAGTCACAGAAACATACAAGGTTTATTTAATTGGATAGGTATATTTCAAGAGATAACAACACAGATTTCTAATGATATGATTGACCGTATCATAGAGTATGGTGCAAATAGATACTATGTATATTTAAAAGTTCCAGAAAAAGACAAGATAGTTGAGAGAAGAATAATATTAAAAGGTGATGAATTGATGAATCAAAAAATATTTTATGATGAAGCCATGAATCAAGCACGTGCGTGGATACCAAGATTAAAAACAAAAGAATTTGAAACAATGATGATGGTTAAGTTTCACGCTAGGGAAAAATCAAAAGATTATGTAGAGGAAGCAGAAGAAGCTTTTAAATTTAAAAGAATGTTTTTTGATTATGTTGAAGCAAAAGGTTTATACACTGACAAAGATCAACTTGCTATACATAAACTACCATACTTCAATCAAAAGAGAAATGCCATAGAGTTTAATTTAGATAATTTTGAAAAGGAATTACAAAAGCATAGAGTGAGTATGGATAGAGTTGATTTAATTATGAAACTACAAAATGTTTTTAATGTTAAAAAGAATCACGGAAAGCATAAGAATAAATCTCTAATATCATGGGTGGTAGAGGGACAAGAAGTTAGTAATAATAAAATTATTTTTGAAGGAGAGGCCGTAGAGATAACAGATGGAGCGAGTGGGGAAGATGAGTGATTTGAAAATGCCAGAGTTTATACCGGGTCCTCCTGGTACAGGTAAAACTCATAAGTATTTAAAGAGTAAGTATGAAGAGTTTTTACAAGAATATTCTTGGGAAAGAATAGTTGTTCTTTCACACACAAACACAGCCGCAGACGAGATAGTAAAAGCTGTTAAAAAACTACCTAAAATGGAAAATGTTTCTAAGAAAAAACTACAAGAACAAATTTGTACAATACATTCATATTTTAGAGCAGAGTATTTACCAATAGATAAGTATGAAAAAGAAGATCACGACAAGTTTTGTAAAGATAATGCAGAAATGAGATTTTGGAAAGGTAAATGGGATAAGCATCCTCTTTATCAGTTTGATTCACATGCACATGGAAAAGAATTATCTTACGAACAATATTGGAGAATGTGTGATCCTGAGTCTTACAAACCTTACAATTTGTTTACGTTAAAAAAATTAAAGATAGCTTATGACAAATACAGAAATAACGGTAAGGCAAAATTATCTTTTGAAGACATGATAGATAATTTTATAAACGATGCTGAAGTTCCTAAAGATATAGATATTTTAATAGTTGATGAGGCACAGGACTGTAGCAAACCTCAGATAAAAGCTTTGAGAAAAGCTGCAACTTTAACTAAAAGATTTATATTTATAGGTGATGCTGACCAAACTATTCATGAGTACGCAGGTTCAGACCCTACGTTTTTTTACAGATTGTCTAGCACAGAAGAAGCAAAAGCAAATGAATTAACAGAAGGGTTGAGGTGTGGAAAAACTATAAACGAAATATGTAAAAGAATAATATATCCTGTATGGAAACAGTGGGGTGTTAACGCTGAAAGGACTTGGACTCCTAGAGAAGGTATTACAGGGAGATCTCTTTGGATACCAAGCATTGAACAGTCTTGTATTGCAAAAGATAAGTTGGTAGAAAAAATATTAAATACAGATGAAACATTTTTATTTACATATAGAGGTAATCCAACACACAAACATGTAAATGGGTTTCTTCAACGAATTGGTATTGATTACAAATTAGTTTCTAACGAACATCCACATGTAAGTAGAAAACATTTTAAATGTTTTACATCTTGGAATGATTTTATAACTAACAAAGTACCTAGACAACAAATAATAGATTACTGGCCTTTGTTAGGTAAGTCGGTCAAAGTGCACGGTAAGGGTTCAGTTGACAACATAAAAGAATTAATAGATAAAGATTATAATATTGAAGATTTGATACAGCAAAATTTTATTATACCAGAAGCAAAACAATACAAAGACTTTTCAGAAGTTTGTATTAACAAAGAGTTAATTGAAAAAATTCCTTTTGTTAAAAAAGTATTAGCTAATGGTATGGACATAACAAAAGAACCAAGAGTGCAACACGATACCATACACAAAGTAAAAGGACTTACATTTGACAATGTCATAGTTGACCTATCAGTGTATAGACAAGAGAACGATAGATACGAACCAATTAGATTAGCTTATGTAGCTTATAGTAGAGGACGTAACGATTGTTGGACTGTTGGTACTTCAGGTCCTATGTCTTTGGCAGGGATACAAAACAACAGAAATTATATTTTATGGGGGGATGATGACACATAAAGACGACTTCAAAGGATTGGTGTATGATAGTTTAGAAAAACAAGTTGGTGGTAAACACTACCGTGGTATGAAGATACAGCCAGCACAATTTATAAATGAAAACAAATTGCTTTTTGCAGAGGGTAATGCTATTAAATATATCTGCAGACACAAGTTTAAGGGAAAGGCGGAAGATATTAAGAAAGCGATACACTATTTAGAAATGATATTAGAGAGGGACTATAATGTGTAATACACCAGAGGATCTAGACCTACAGGGTATAGATACGGTTGCAATAGACATAGAAACTTACGATCCTAATTTAAAAACAAAAGGTTTGGGTGCTGTGAGAGGTGATGGTTTTATAACAGGTGTAGCTGTGGCTACAGGTAAAGACACAGTATATTTTCCTTTACACCACTCTGATGTAAAAAAATCAGAGGAAGAGCAGAAGGAGTTTTGGGATGCAATCAATAATAAGCTGTTACAAAACAAAGATATTACAAAGGTATTTCACAACGCTATGTACGATGTATGTTGGATAAGAGCTGTGACTGGTAAGATGGTAAAGGGTAGGGTTGTAGATACTATGATAGCTGCTTCTGTTATTGATGAAAATAAATTTAAATATTCATTGGATGCTTTGTCTAAAGAGTATTTAAATGACGGTAAGTATAAATATGATTTACAAGAAAAAGTTTTAAAAGATAGTAACGGAACAATAAAAGATGCAATGTCTAACATGCATAGAATTGACTCTAACATTGTAAAAGAATATGCAAAACAGGACGTTAGTTTAACTTTAAAACTTTGGAATATTTTTGATAAAAAACTAGACGAAGTATTATACACAAAACCAGATACTAAAGAAGAGAAAACTTGTAGAAATATATTTGAATTAGAAACTAGATTGTTTCCATGTTTGGTTGACATGAAGTTTAAAGGAGTTAGAATTGATGTCCAAAAATTAGAAAGTTTTGGTAAAAAATTAAAACATAGAAGAGATAATCTTTTAAATATAATTAAAAAACACACAGGTGTTAGCGTTCAGATCTGGGCTGCAAACTCTATTAAAGTTCTACTACAACAACAGAAGATAACAAACTATGAGAAAACACCTAAGTCAGGTATGCCTAAGCTACCAAAGGATTATTTAAAAACTCATGCTAACAGATTTTTAAGACATGTGGGTAAGGCAAGAGAGTGTGATAAGGCTCTCAATACATTTATAGAAGGATTGAAAGGGTATGTGCATAACGGCAGAATACATGCTGATATAAATCAAATAAGGTCGGACACAGGTGGGACAGTTACAGGTAGATTCTCTATGTCCAATCCAAACCTACAACAGATACCTGCAAAA